CACTTGACATATCAGTTACACTAATTAAAGGTTGAACCATATCGTTTACGCTTACATCTGTATATGTAAAACTAGGCGATGAGGGAGCTACTGGAGCAACTGCACCTATAGTTAAATCGCTTCCAAAGTCTGGAGCAGAAGGAGCTATTGGTGGAACTAAATCTGTCCAGTCTGATACCTTACTACTTGCTAATTTTTCAAATTCAGAAGAAGCTGAATGATATACAACTGCATTTCTTAAATCAGAATCTTCATTTATCTTTGTATAATCAACATATTGAGCATGACCTGTATATGTATCATCTGGGTCTGGCTTTATAATAACTCTATTCCCATCAGCTATATAATACTTTGGAAAAGTATTAGTAGCCAAATTGAGACTATTGCTATTACCTATAAACCCTCTCATACTTCCGTCAACTTTTTGAGCCTCAAATTGGTCTCTCCTAACAAAAAGCAGTGAATCTGTTTTAATAGGTAAAGTTATTTGCTGATTACTGTTATTCCCTCCATGGTCACCTGGGACTGTCTCTGTTATTGCCCATAACATTAATTCTTTTGGAATCTTAGACGCAGCAAACCGCTGAGCAGATTCTATGAAATCATCATTAGCAGCCCCTACGCCTGTTATCCCTTGTATATGATTTTTTATTTCACTCATTGTTTAGTAGTGTAGGGAGGTATCGAGCCTCCCCACACCATTCCTTATATTGAGTTATTACCTCTCAAATTTCAGATTATGCTGTTGCTGCGAATCTCATCGCTGCAGTGCCTACAGTAAGAGCAGCCCCACTGCCGATATTACGACTCACTCCTGAAGCTGTCCATGCAGTTCCATTGAAGACAAATGCAACAAAAGAACCTGCTCCTCCAGCTCCATTAGTTAAACCAGCCATAATAACAGAATTATCACCTGTGACACTAATGTCTACAGCTTCTGTACTAGCAGTTGCAGTTACATTAATGCCTGTAAGATGACACCCTACTGCAAAATCACCATTAGCTGCTGAACCAATAGTGATTAATTCACCATTAGCTAAACCAGCAGTATCTCTGACAACAATCCAATCACCAGCAGTTGAATTTGCAACTGTTGGAAGTAGAAATGTTTCAGCACTAGTAGTATCTTCTGCGTAGTAAGTATTCTTTACAAGTAAAGAAGTACTAGCAGGCATCGTTGTTACTGGCCCAAGAACTGGTATATAAGCACCACCAGATACTGACAATGAAGCTAACTGCATTGCCTTAGCATCAGTAATCTCTGAATTTGGATTTCCCGCTACCCAGTATTTACCCATCTGTTACCTCCCTATGAAGTTGCAGGAGCTACAGAAGATAATACCATAATGGTTACTTTTATCTTTACTGAACTAGCATAAGAGTTAACGTCTATTGAAAGATGAAGGTCTTCTGGCGTTCCAATGTCAACAAAGTCATTTGCTTTTAAAGCATAAACTCCATCTCCACTTAGTCCATAACCAGCTCCGAAATCACTTGCTCCAGCAGTGAGTCCTAGGTCAAAGTCTAGAGAACCAGCAGCGGCTCCTATGCCTTCGACTCGGACAAATCCGCCCCAGATAGATGTATCAATTCCAAAAGGAATTAATATACCTGATGCGGCAGACGTACCACCTAAGAAAGAATGAACGGCTTTTGAGGAAATTAATCCTTGCCCTTCAACTTTACCTATTTGGTCACTTCTGAATAGATCAACGACATCTCTAAGAGCTTCGTCTTGTTCATTATTACCATATACTAAATTAGCCATAATCTACCTCCTTAACTTGCAGTCCAGATAGCATGGGCTTCGGGCATATTAATTTCCAAGCCTGCTTCTGTCTGAATTAAGTCAACCCTACGGTCAACACCACTGTTTTCAAGGGTTTGTACCCCAACGTAAATAGCAGTATCACGATTTAAACCGTTTCCTACTAAAGGTCTATATGAAACGTGCTTCATATTAATACCTAAGATATTTACATTAGTTTGGTCTAAGTGAATGTTGCGAACTACATTCATATCTCCGTAAGGAGTAGAAATAGCAGTTACATCAACACCAAACACCTTCTTTTTTCCAACCATCGCCATTTCAGCTCTATAGTTAGCAGATGTTTCGACATTATTTGCGAAATATCCTGTTAACTTGTGTAGCCAATTATAAGTAGCAGTATTGCAAAAGAAAACTGTTGCATTTGCACTATTATAACGAGGGTCTAGAAACGCACTCATGTCATCAAGAAAATCATCTTGAGTCTTTGAAGCCAATGCTGCAGTAAACTTATTTCCATATGTAGAAATAAAGCTTAAAACACCATCTGTGTACCATGCGTCATCTGAAGTACTAGCCGCAGAATTAAAAAGTAGTGATTGTTCGATGTCATACTTATGCTCGATCAACTTCTCTTTCCAAGTCCTTGCCCATTCGCTAGAATCATACTTGAGCATAGTTGCTCTAGAAGTATTATCCATAGCCATTGCCGTTTTCCAAATCTGAGTATTACCATACCCTGTGGAAAAAGGTTGGTCTTTCCAACTACTTGGAAAACCACTACCTTGAGAAAACGCACTACCAACAACAAATGAACGCAAAGAAGATAAAGTCTCTTGACTTACATTATCTCTAGCAGAATCATCAGAGTGTTTATATGCTTGCTCTAGATCAGTTGGAGTCTTAACCATAGAACCAGTCAATAGGACACTATTAGATAAAGCTCCATTTGCGACAGCAGACACTTTAAACAAAGCGTAATCAGTATAGGCCGCGCCTTCAGTACCTGAAGTAGGGATTTTTACAATTTGACCAGCCATGAAAAATCCAGGTCTAGTGCCACTTGCTCCAATGCCTACAGATGTTTGGCCATATATAGTTCCCTTATTACCAGCGGATTTATAATCACCAATCATGTATAGTTTTGTTGTGTTTGCTGTTAAGGCGCCACCAGCTGACGGAGTACTTGAACTGTCGTCAGCTCCGTAACAATATGCATAGCGCTTGTGAAATGATGGTCTTCGTTCAGTGTATTTGAACTGAGGATCATCGGTTGGTTTTTTGGAAATCTTAGATACCATTCGGAAGAAAGGATCCTGTGCTATTGCTAACTCAGATACTCTACTCCCAAAATTATACTTTCGCCTAAGATCACCAGTGGATAGACTACTATTATCATCAGCGACTCCTAAATCGCCTAATTGAAATAAGTCATCAGCCATTGTGTTACCTCTTTATTTTGGAGTTAAAGCATCTGGCTAATAGTCTAACAAAAGTTCAGCTATTAACCAAATGCGGAATCAAGTTGCTTGTCAATTCCCAAAATGGCATCAAATAGTTGATCGTCTGAATCTACTTCAGTGGATGCTGACCCTGTAGTCGCTAAAGATTGAGGTTTCATTTGAGCTTTCCTTGTATGATTAGCTGCTTTTTCTGAAACGCCAACATTTCTTGCTTCCATAGGTTCACCAGATTCTCTTTGCTTTAGATATAAAATATCATCTAAAGATAGAGACCTTGCATCTGCATAATTTTTAAACTCATCCCATTGATTATCATCCATGTCGTGTTTTTGCTTAAAAGAATTTATTTCAGAATTAACTTTCATTTCTTCTCTTTGCTTCCCCAACTCATTAGAGAGTTTTCGTTGCACTACATTATCAATTGTTGAATTTAAAACTTTTGCCGAATCACTATTTGGCTCACTAACTGCTTCATCTGCGTCAAATATAAAATCTTCAGGCAAATCAAGTTTACTAGTGACATTTTGAGGAGTTTGACCACCACTCTCGAAATAATCTCTCACATGATTGATTAATCCAGAGTCTTTTCGCATTTCGTCAAGAATAGGTAAATATGGTTCTAGTTCTTTTAAACGAGTGTTAAGTCGTTGTCCTTCTTTGCTAGAATCAGCATACCTTTTTTTAAGAGTCTCGACATTCTCTTGCTGAACTTCACTCACAGTTTCCTTGTTATTGGATAATTGTTGTGAAGAATCATCACTTTCAAGAATACCTCCATTAACTTCATTTTCTAAACCAGCAAAAAAGTCGTTAGAGTCTAATTCTTCATTTGAAAGAGGGGCTTCATTTGAAGCGTTGCCTTGTTCATTTGTCATTAGTTGCTTCCTTGTTTATTATTTAATATACTATGAAATTTTCTTTTGTTCTAATTCTTTTTCTGTCTTTCTTCTTAAGTCATCTTCAAGTATTTTTCTGTAATATTTTTGTTGAGCTTGTGTTTCAAGAACTTCTTTATTAACAGTTTTAGAACCAGTATCAATGCCATGTCTGATGCCCGCTTGGATTAATTGGCGTTTTAATGTTTCATTTTCACCTTCTTTATCTTGCATCTGCTCTTTCATTCCTTCCATTTGCTGTTGCAATTGAACATACAATGACTTTCTTTCAAGGATTTGTTCTTTTCCTCTTACATCAGTTTCTGCTAACATAGCAACATCATCAATAAGCCCCGCTTGAAACCATCTAAAATATTCTTCAAGTAAAGCCCACCTATTTAATGGCATTACAGCTCCTGCTATTATTCTTATATCAAATCTAGAAGAAGCATAGTCATTCCAAAGTTGGACTTGCTCCCCATAATCATTGTATATAGGGATATTAATTCTTGTTTCTGACTCATCATAATCTCCTGATGTATTTGGCTGAACAATTCTAAAAACTTTATCTATTTGATAATGAGCTTGTGCATGTTGTTTAAATATTTCACCAGTATGCTCTAGAGCAGGCTCTAAAACACTATTCATCCAAGCCTTTATTCTTCTAGTCCCAAATTCATCATTAGCTAATAGCCCCCGATATGTTTCAGCTTGATCTTGTGCAAATCCCATCATAGAACTTGGAATACCTGCAATATACTCCATATCCTGTTTGCCTTCTTGAGTTACAGTAAAGAAAGCATTGTTTATTGGGGCAGGCAACACAGGTTGGGGAGGAGCAAACCCCTGTCGATATTTTAATAATGCTCCCGGTGATGATGAATACTGTTCCCATTCTTCCTCTGGAACACTTCCTTCTTCATAAAGCCATCTTAAATTAGAAGCTAAATTTGCATTATGAAGCATGACTTGATGAGCTTTATTAACTTCTTGTTGTTTCCCTATCATAGGAATGACTGCTGACATGGGATAAGGAGTGCCAGTATACAAATATGGAACTGGGATTATTGGAAAATCAGTAATTGGCAATATATATTCATATAGAGTAACATCACTTCCCAAGCAACAAGAAACTTTAATTCTTCTTTCATGAAAAAGACTAGCATCTAGTATTGTATCCGCAACTTGTTTATTTTCAATTAATATTTTGTATTCTTCTTTGCTTACAATTTTAGATTCAGTTCTATTCAATTCTTCTTGAGTAGCATAATCAATTTCTGACTTTTTTCTTTTAATCCCATAATCCAATGCTTTTTCAGCTTTTTGTATTTCAAGAAAAGCTCTATCTTCAATAATTTCTCCAGCTTGTAATTGTTTTTCTATATTAAGAATAGCTTCTTTTGTAGCTACAGTAGATTCTTCTATGTAATCTTTAATTCTTTGTTCAGATACCATTTTTACATTTTCTAAATCTTCAGGAGTTGGATGTATTTGAATAGTTAAATTATAAAAAGGGACTCTAACCTTTTCATAGCATTCATAATAATCAAGTATATCATCTTTCTCTCCTGACTCACTCACAGAAGTAATTATATCTTCAGCTATAATAGCATCTGAATCATTCCTATCTGATTGAGAATAAGTCTCATAAATGCCCTGCTCACTCGCAGATTTAATTTTCCTTTTATGCTCAGGAAACATTTGATTTAATTGACTTCTTGTCAATCTCTTTTTTACAATAATAAAAGAAGCATCTCTAAATAAAAAATCTCTAGACATTGGGTCAGGGAATACATCATAAGGGTCAATTCTTTTAAAAATAACATCACCCTTCCCATTATCTAAGTTCATATCTACATCTATAAAAAAGTAACCAATACCTTTAGCAAGAGCATCTAATATAACACTTCCATAAACAGATTTACCATTTGACAGACCCCAACAATAATCTGAAATATCACTATGGACTTGAGCAATATTTGAATCACTCCCATCAACTCCAACAGCTTTCCACCTTGGATTA